CCGCTAGTTTTCTTGAGGAATAATTTCCGCTATTGTGCATTTTTCTAATATTTAAAACATCTTCTTCGTTTAGCTTAGAAGTTATATTTTCAGAACCTCTTTTAGCTGATTTTATCATTTTATTAAGCGTTTCTTCAGATACTTTCTTTCCGTACATGTGATTTTTTTCACCAGATTGAGCTTTTGACATTTTTATTTTAGTTTCTTCGCTAGTAACCTTTCCTTTATGAAACTCAGAAACCTTTCTTCTTTGTTCTTTAGAAATAACTTTTCCTCTGTTTGGTATACTCATCTTTATTTTTGCTTCATCAGAATGAATTAACCCCAAACAACCATCTCCTCCGTTAGTTAAATTACATAAACTACCTAATCCTAAATCGCTTCTTCCGTGTAATTTTATAAACTCAATTTCTTTTTCTTTTATAAAGTTATAGTCATCGTGTTCAAATAATATTTCAACATCATAATCTGTTTTATTGACTATTTTATTCCAGTGATCGTTTCTGCTTTTTTTAGATTTAGACCTATAATAATTATTATCCACTCCTATTCCGATGTAGAAAGGAATGTTTTTATCTAATCTTATATGTCTATACAAATATGCCATTTACTTAATTAATTCACTATACAATCCTGCGTTTTTGTATCTTGCAAAGTTAATACTTATTTTTGATTCTTTTTTAACTGGAGTGTACATGTGTTTTTGTGTAGCCATAATAGCTAAACCTGAACTAATAGCGGCATCAAACTTGGTCCTGTTATTTATATCAAACTTAGCCCAATCCTCTAAAGTTCTTGTGAAGTACATTGATCCCATTTCATCTGGGTCTCTATACGTAGACTCAAGATCTAATCCTACGTGCTTTTCTATATACGTCTCAATAGAAGATGCGTGAGCCTGTTTTATATCTTCAGACGAGTTAGGCATCCCTCCTAGCTCTCTTTCTGTCTTAGATAGCTTAGAATAGTGTTTGTCTGGCCTGTTCATTGAGTACTGCCTGTATCCATTATTCTTTATATGGTAAAGCAGCCTTTGCTTGTTGTTCTCAACAAGAACTGGCATTCCGTAGAATATACAAGCCATAAGTACGTCGTCAAAGAATATCTCAGCAGTCTGTGGCCTTGATATGTACTCCAAGAAGAATTGATTTGTAGGAGCTTGGTCCATGTGAAACTTAGTCATTCCGTGCAAAGACCCGTTAGATCCTCTTCCGTCAACTGTTCCTGATATATCGTACGGGTCACATCCAAAGGCACCGATATGTTCGTTACCTGGGAACTTTACCCCGTTTCGTATCTCTACCTTGTTTTGTAAATGCTTCGGAGGTATCCAGCTAACCAAGAACCTACCTCTATTGTCTGGAGTCCAGACGACCTTACTGTCCCTAACTCCATCCATCCAATGAAACGATCCTCTTGTAAGGACACGCTCCTTTATTAACGAGTCATTGTAATCTATCTGCTGGTAAATCTTAGTAAGATTAAACAAGGATGATTTACTCTCATCCCTAAACGCATGAGACTCAGTTCTAGGGAACTGTCTGTAGAACTCATTAAGTGAATCTGGATGACTTTTTAATGAATCAACCTCATTCTCCCAGAAGTCAATAGCCCCTATCTTAATCATCATGCCATCTATACCCATTACTGGCTTTTCTGGTGTTCTAAAAACAGGGAACCCGTACCTGTCTATGTAACCCTCAAAGTTCCACTCCATAGGAATGAATAGGTTGTAAAGTCCAGACCTTGTTTGTCCGTTTGAGTTTCTGGTAGAAACATTAGAGTCTTCGTAAAGGGTTTTGAAGTTCTTACCTCCCTTTTCTAAAGCATTCGAAGTAGAACCCATCATACACTTACCGATAATTTTAGATCCCAAACGAAGACATGTCTTAGTTACACGCCAGTTATTTAAAATATTATCAGGCTTTAACCATTTACCAGACTCGTCATGAATAAGAAGCTTCAGCTTCTCCCCATCGTACGAGTTATCTCCAGTATTCTTCCAGTCAATAGACGTGTCAAGACCTTCTATTTCGTCTTGATTCTCGTCGTACATGTTCTTCTTGGTAATCTTAGAGGCAGGCATTCGGTAAGCAAGCTCAGTCTTAGGCTTGTCCATACCGTCCTGAATAGGCTTGAAGAAGAAAGGGTAGTTACTAGATATAGGTACGACCTTATCTGTAAACATCGTCTTTGCATCCCCTCCAGTCTTGGATAGAATACCTATCCTTGCGTTCTTTGTAATCGAACCAGTATTAACGCCCTCTGCGGACCCCATAAATGAGAATCCAGAACGTCTAATCTTAAGATATATCATACCAAAGCATCTAAAGTCAGCCTTGCAAGCCTCCCAGTATATCCAGAAAACTCTATTAGCCTCACGATAATCTGGCAGACCAACGTCAATCTTAGTCCACTGAAGGTACATGTAGTTGGATCCTGTAATGTATGTAGGTAATCCGTTATTCATGAACCAGAATCCAGCCTCCCTTCTATCAAACTCGGTCTCTATGTAGTCAACCCATTTTGATTTGAAGTCCTTAGGCATTGTGTGCCACTGGAATATACTCTTAATTCTTTGTAGTTCCTTTGGGTACTCGAACGGTTCCCAGTATTGCTTTTCTTTTTTACCGTCCCTTTTATATACTAAATCTGGGACGGCTGGAAGTCCTATGTGAAGACCGTTTATATTGTAAACCTCACCAAGTGTACCGTCACGAGATATAATAACTATGTTATACTTCTCATCGTAACCGTATGCCCAGGCCTTTTTTTTATTCCTATTATTAACGACGTTTTTATCTATGTAATTAGAAATAACAACGTATAGGTTATCTTGATCTTCTCTCTGCGAATCCTCCTTTGTCTTCATTCTTTGATGTAGATTTAGTTTCACCTGTTATCATTTCGCTCTCCTGCTCTATTCTAGCTAGTATTAGAAAAGCATCTTCCACTGCCAAACGCTTTGTAGCAGCAGCGTTCTTAAGCTTGTCAGCGGAAAGGTCGCCCTCCATACCTGTAATAATCTTATCCTCAGCCACCTTAATAAGCTCGTCAACAGCTTTATATCCAGCTTCAATTATTCTCTGCTTAATATCGTTTGTTGTCATAGCTTAATTTTTATATTACTGGTAAACATTCTGTACAGCTTCTGGTCATTAATCTTAAACTCGTACTCGCTATCTGGCTCAAAAGCAACCTCATCACCTATAGATAAACCTAAGTCAATTAGCTCCTGGTTTATGTACTTTATCCTTCCGATAAGCGGCTCCTCAGTACCTGGCTTTACTAGGTAGTAATCCTTCGTTTCAACTGGCTCTATGAAGCAGTACTTGGAGTAGCACTTCCACTCATCACCATTAAAGAACATGAAGAACTGATCCTCCTCAACAAAGAACATGTCGTCCTTAAAGAAGTTATGACTGCTCTGCTGTCTACCTCTCATGTCGTAGTAGAACTTAAACACGTTATGGTGAACTAGAAGTAAGTCACCAACATTAATCTCCCCATCATATCCAACTGGTGTAGCAACAACCTCAGCAAACCTATTGGATGACATGTGGTCCTCCTGTGATGTGCTTGTTATGAAGTTGATGTTGCCTATTGATTTGATGTTATCATAACGCCTTCCTTTTAAAGGTTTTACGATAAATGAAAATGGTGACCTCATTCGAAGTTTATGTTGTACTCGATTGATATTGGCATGTTTGAATTGAATCCCTTCCACAGGTACTGCTCATTGTTTTTCTCAATGTATATACTTATGGAATCATCCTGCTCAAGCCTGATATGACATATGTGATACGTCTTATCAAGAACAGGCTGTCCTATAAGGTAATGCATCGCATTGTTCTTGTAGTCAGCCCCAACTGATATCTTCCTAATGTCCATCATTTTCTTCTGGAACAATAATATCGCCTGTAGTTAAATTAATCTCTACATTGCCAAATTCTTTTTCTAACTCACCCTTTAGCTCGTTGAATTTCTTTTGATTATCACCAATGTCGTTGATTATCTGAGCTTTCTTTGACTCGTACTGAAGTTGTAGGTCTCCTAAAGTAGCTGATGCGTTAATCATGAACTGATTAAACTCCTTAAGTTTTTCTAACTGAATTTCTGAAATTTTATTTTTCATTTGATTAAATTTTTTTACAAATATACGAAAAAATAAATTACCTTGTAATCAATAGTAATCCTGTTACCGCTAACGAAGCTATTGACACAACTTTTAATAATTTATTCTTTGATTTTTCTTTAGATATTACCTTATCCTTGTTTTTTATAACAAGGTTCAAGTCGCTT